AATATCAATTAGATAAACTCAATACAATATTAATTAATTCAGATGGAACATTTTTCTATCCAGCAAATGCAGTAGTTTCAACAAATCAAGAAGCAATTTTAAATTCAGCGGTAGGAAACTATCAACTTAACTATATCCAAAATAAAAAGATTTACAATACATCATACACCTATAGCCAACTATACGAGTCTGAAAACTACTTTTCAATAGGTACATCTGGATATTGGAAAGATGATACACCACTTACTCATTTTGCTAAATATGTGAAAGACTCTGGTGGCAATGATGTTTATACTTTTAACAATATTCAATTCAATGTATATTATGACGCACCAGTTATAAAAACACCAGCAGTATCTGGAATTAAATACTTTGACACATCTTTGTCAAATGTAAAAACTTATATAACTTTTGAAACAACTTCTTCAAACTATAGAGAAGACAGTTACTTTTCAAACGGAACTAAGCAAATTAGTTTGAGTAGAGTAGTTGCTCCAGATGCAAACTGGGCAACAACAAAATATTAGGTAGTAGACGGTTCAATAATATATCCGCCAACAGGAGTAGATATATCTACATTAAAAATAGTAACCCACATCGAGGTCGAAATTTTAGATACAGTAAATAACAAAGTAGATATAAAGTCTTTGGAAATGTGCTCACAAGCCTTATCTTTAGACACAACTGTTCAAAATCCAGTATATACAAAATATGGAAAAAATATCATTCCATATACCTATACCTTTAGTGGACCAACAAAAGTCTATAACTATTCTGGCATTGGTAATGCAAGAAACCCATTCTTGATAGAAAAAAAGACCAGTCCATACTTAAATTTAGAAAGATTGTCTGGAATTAGGCTGCTAGAATTGGATTCCCCAATTGCTGGAGTTTACAGAGGAATTAGGGTTCCTCTTAATGAAAAGCAAAATTTAAAATCAAAACTAAGTTCAATACAAATGTTTTTATATTATGACGCACCTGTTGACGTAGACACCTCTAATCTAGAAGCATTTCCTTTTGAACTAAAAGAAATTTTTAACATAGTTTCTTTAGATAAAACATTGTCCACTGTGCTTGGAGCATCTGGCGGAGGAATAAACTCTTATTTGCCAATATCCACTGTCAATGATTTGGGGTATGTTGAGCCAGAAGTTAAATACTACATAAATGGTGAACTTCAAGCAAACCCTATTCTTAGAACAAACGAGTGGACAGTTCTTACTATCGTCTTTGTTCAATCACTTAACCTTGACAACTTTGTAGGAGAGTTTAATATTACAGGTCCAATAGCAATAGACAACTTGGTTTTTTATGGTTTTACAGATAATGAGTTTTTAGGTGGTCAAAATGTTGGCACCTGGGAAGACGTAAAAACATCTACCCTTGGAATTAACTATACCTGGGAATATTGGTTAACACCATATACTTGGCTAGACCTACAAACATATCTTCCTTTAGATTATTATCCAATATCACCATCAAATATCTATGGCTCGTTTGTAGGAACAAACATACTTTATCCAGATTTTTACAACAGAAACAAGAGAATTACAGCACACGATATTCAATATAATGTATATGGAGACTATAAATCTTCCAAATACATATACTCTGCAGACTAATGTGGTATACTAGTGGTTATGAATATAGATACTACAAAAGATATTGGTCAAGTCATGCCCAACCAAATTGGTAAAACAAGGGTTTCTGTCGTAGAAGAGCCTTTTTCAGACTATGGAATCTACGTTTGGCAGTTACGTTCTGGCAAAGTTTTGACAGATGACCATGGAAATGCCCTTAGCATTGACTCAATGAAGGGTGATGAATCAAGAATTGCACTACTTCGTAACGAAGCAAGATGGTTAGGCTTTCCAGATGGACAGGCTTTGTTCTATGCAAATGTTCGCAAGGTATCTGATGAAGAATACAGTGAGCAGATTGACCGTATGGCTCAAGGATATATTCCATCAGAAACAGACCTTGGTGCATTGGTAGATGCAAAGAAAACATTTGACAAATTCGGAAGTGATGACTAGTGAGTTATTATGAATACGCTAACACTCCTGCTCGTCTAGACGAAGCCCAAGTAGTTAAAAATGAGTTTGCTGACTATGACCCTTTTGTAAAGTCTTGGGATGAAATCAAATCTTTCTCTGGCATGCAAACAAACTTTAAGCGTAGAAGCACTAGGATGGCAAAGGCTTTGGGAGATGATGCATATCTAGAATCTGCTGGAGCAATCCAGATGGGTGTTGGAGATGCACGTTCAAACGCCATTAATCCTGGGGTAGTGTTTCGTAATGCATATGCATTATTTGATGTAATTACACCACCATACAACCTTTATGAACTAGCCAGTTACTATGATACATCATTTGCTAACCATGCTGCTATTGATGCTAAGGTAGAAAATACAGTAGGTTTAGGATATGACTTTATTGTTTCAGACAAAACTAACCTAAAGTTAGAGGCTGCTTCAGCAGACCAAATGGGTCGTGCTCGTAAGCGTATTGAAAGACTTAAAGTTCAACTTCGTGACTGGCTAGAAAGCATGAACCAGGACGAGTCTTTCTCATCTGTTCTTGAAAAAGTATTTACAGATGTCCACACAATGGGTAACGGATATATTGAAGTTGGAAGAACTGTTACAGGAGAGATTGGCTATATTGGTCACATTCCTGCATCAACAATGCGTGTACGCAGACTTCGTGATGGATACGTTCAAATCATTGCCAACAAGGTTGTCTATTTCCGCAACTTTGGTGCAAAGAATGTAAACTACATTACCGAAGACCAGAGACCAAATGAGATTATCCACATTAAAGAATACTCTCCACTAAATACTTTCTATGGTGTGCCAGATGTAATTGCTGCTATGCCAGCATTGCTAGGTGATATGCTTGCCACACAATACAACATTGATTACTTTAACAATAAGGCTGTACCACGTTATATCGTAACACTTAAGGGTGCACAACTTACACAAGAAGCAGAAGACAAGTTGTTCCGTTTCTTACAGACAGGTCTTAAAGGTCAATCCCACAGAACTCTTTATATTCCACTACCAGGAGACTCAGATACAAACAAGGTTGAGTTCAAGATGGAACCTATCGAGGCTGGAGTGCAGGAAGGTTCGTTTACAAAATATCGTGAACAGAACCGTGACGATATTCTAGTTGCTCATCAAGTTCCATTGTCAAAATTGGGCGGTAGCAGTTCTTCAACAATTGCAGACTCACTAGCACAAGACCGTACATTCAAAGAGCAGGTAGCAAGACCAGCACAACGCAACCTTGAAAAGATTCTTAATAAGATTATTCGTGAAAAGACAGATATCTTAGAATTTAAATTCAACGAACTTACACTTACTGATGAATTGGCTCAGTCACAGATTCTTACTAACTATGTTAAGAACCAGATTATGGTTCCTAACGAGGCTCGTGAACTTCTTAATTTGCCAGAACGTGAAGAGAGTGATTCTATGATTCAACCAACTGCTAGACAGGCAGCAGATTCAAATGCCAATAATGCTCAAAATAGAACTCGTGATGGAGAACGCCAACAGGCTCAAGCAGATAACACTGCAACTACTGCTGGGAGAAATCCAAAAGGTGAAGGGAGACGCTCTTCCTAAAAAAGTGGTATAATAACATTTATATAACATTTTTATAAAAAGGGGCTATAATTAATACTATGAGTATTCAGAAGGCACATTTTGACATTGACGGAAATAATGTCCGTATTTCTATGGCTCTCACAAAAATAGATGCAGAACGTAGAATCGTATCTGGATTTGCTACGCTTGATAACATTGACAAGCAAAACGATATCGTTACCCCAGAGGCATCTCTTTCAGCCTTCTCAAAATTCCGTGGCAACATTCGTGAAATGCACCAGCCAAAAGCGGTAGGTAAGATGGTAGCCTTTAAAGAAGACAAGTATTTTGACCCAGAGACCAAGAAGTTCTATCAGGGTATTTATGTATCAGCATACGTTTCAAAGGGTGCTCAGGATGCATGGGAGAAAGTTCTAGATGGAACTTATACAGGTTTTTCTATTGGTGGTAAAATGAACAAGTGGGACGATGGCTATGACGAGAAGAGCGATTCCGCTATTAGAATTATTAAGGATTATGACTTGGTTGAATTGTCCCTTGTCGATAGTCCAGCAAATCAGTTTGCAAACATCCTATCAGTTGAAAAAGTAGATGGTGTTGACACTATTACTGGCAACGGTACTGAAGCAGTTCTAGAAAATGTATTCTGGGACAAAGAATCAGGATTGGTAACAATCACAGAAGAAGAGTCTGCAACCAGTCCTGTAACTGGTGCAAGTATGCAGAACATAGGTTTTGTCGAGAAGTCAGATGCTGACAAACTTGACATGATAAAGTTCTTAGTAGATAGTGCTAAAGGCATTAATACTTCTAAGACTATTAAAAAGGAGAATGATAACATGACCGATGAAAACGTAAACGTTGAATCAGTAGATGTCGTTCCAGAGGCAGAAGTTGTAGTTGACGCTCCTGCTACAGAAGAAGTTGTTGAAGAGGCTCCAGTAGCCGAGCCAGCACATGTAGAAGAAGTTGTAGAAGATGTAGTTCCAGGTTCAGAGGAAGTTATTGCTAAGGCAGTTTCAGAACTAGGTTCTACAGTTACAACAGCCTTTAGCGACATTGCGGCAATCGTAAAGTCTCTAGCAGATGCAAATGCATCTCTAGTGAATGAAGTTGCCGAACTAAAGAAATCTCTCGGATTTGTTACCTCAAAGGTTACAGATGCAGAGTCAGATTTCAACAATCTTGGAAAGCGTATCGATGCTGTAGAAGCAGACACCGCTTTCCGTAAGTCTGGTGACCTCGGTGAGGTCATTCAGGAACCAGTACTGGTGGAAAAATCAGTATGGGGCGGAAGTTTCCTCACAACATCCGATTTACTAAAATAATTCACTAGGAGGTGAAAAATAAAATGTCAGAAGAAATTATCAAAAATATGCCTTCAGGTACGTCTCCAGTTTCTGGATACCCTAACGCTGAAGGTGCTTTCGGTACAGCCGATAGCGTGTCATCTGGTACAGGAGCGTTCTCAGAAAACGGAACTTTCCTAGGTAACAGCCCGACTGCTAACTTTGGTGTAACCACAGGAGCAAATGGTGTTAACCCATCATCTACTTCCAACAATAACTATCCAGGTACTGGTATCCTACGCCCTGAACAGGCAAGACGATTTATCGACTATGTTTGGGACGCTACTACACTTGCACAGGATGGACGTAGAGTAACAATGAGAGCAAACACAATGGAACTTGAGAAGATTAACGTGGGAGACCGTGTTATTCGTGCTGCAAGCCAGGGTGTTTCAACATACACTAACACTGGTGCTACTTTCTCGAAGGTAGAACTAACAACCAAGAAGATTCGTCTAGATTGGGAAGTTTCTGCAGAGTCACTCGAAGATAACATCGAGGGTGCTGCTCTAGAGGACCACCTAGTTCGTCTAATGACTAATGCTTTCGGTAACGACATCGAGGACCTAGCCATTAACGGTGACGGTTCAACAGGTTCGTTCCTAAGCATTATGAATGGATTCATTAACTTGGAGAAGACCAGTCCTAGCACTGCTCCAGGTAACAACCTTGGAAGTGCACACGAAGTAATTAACACAACTCTAGTTGGGTCAAATGCTGCGTTCACTGATTGGACAACTGAAAGACTACAAGCACTTATCTTGGCTATGCCTCGCAGATACCGTGCCATCACTAATGGACTAAAGTTCTATGCTGGTACAGACACATTTGCTAACATCGTTAAGAACAATGCTACAGTCTACTCAACCATTGGTTCTACTGAGAACACTCGTAATGAGTTTATCGGTGGTGCAAACCAGACCTTTGGTGGAGCACGTCAGACTCGTGTTCTAGGTGTACCTGTTCTTGAAGTTCCTTACTACCCTGCAGGATTTGTTGACTTAACATTCCCACAGAACCGTATTTGGGGCTTCCAGAGAGATATCACTGTGAACCGTTTCTATGTACCAAAGAAGGACACTGTAGAATATACAGTATTCGTTCGCTTTGGAATTGCATGGGAAGAGTTGGATGCAGTTGCATTCGCAGACACAACAACAGACTAATTCTGTTTAGTGTTACCTTTGAATGGGGGTAGGGATTTATTTCTCTACCCCCTTTCTATATTTATCTGGTATAATTATAATAAATCTAAGGAGGATTTATCATGGCTGAAAACAAAAAGACCGAATCAACCCCTGTCACTGAAGAAACAACTGTAGAAACAGTTGTAGAAACAGTAGCAGAGGTAGTTGAAGACAAGGTTATCGTAGCACCAGAACCAACACAGGACTTTCCTACATTGGGACACAATGGAAATGGAGTAATTGGTTCAACAACTACTAATGCTGGAAAAGCGAAGGTAGAAAAGAAAGAAGTTGTAGAATCTACAACCACAAAGGTTGCACTATTCTCAACACGCAACGTATATGCAGATGGCTTTGGAAAGATTAACATTGGTTATAACATTGTTCCAAAGAAATATGTAGACTTCTGGACAGCACAAAAAGGCATTCGCCTATGTACCCCAGAAGAAGTAGCGGAGGCATTTGCCTAAATGGAAGTATTGAGGGTTCCACCTTATCCAATTACAGTTAAATGGGATGTACCAGCAGCAAATACTGCATACTCCACTTATGTAGAGGATTTGGTGGACCACTCAATTGAGACATCTACTTTAACATCAGATGCAAATAAGCAAATTTCATACATTTTGCCAAGAGCAAAAGTTCAATTTGACAGAGACTTTTTATTTAAAGCAACAGACTCTTC